AAATCAAAAATCAACTTGAATAGTAACTTAATGCTGGCTAATTTTCTGTATGATGTTCTAAATATAACACCGGTTAAATTTACCCCTAAAGGAACGCCTTCAACCGACGAAGAAGCATTACAACTTTTGAAAATACCAGAATTGGACTTATTGCTGCAAAGGTCGAAATTATTAAAAATTCGGGATACCTATTTGGAGTCATTTGCTCGTGAATCAACTAACGGGTATATGCACCCGATTTTTAACTTGCATTTAGTAGCGACTTATAGAAGTAGTTCAGATAGTCCCAACTTTCAGAATATACCAAAGCGCGACAAGGAGGCAATGCAATTAGTTCGTAAAGCTATTTACCCAAGACCCGGGCATCAACTAATGGAGCTCGATTTCAAAGGTATTGAAGTTGCCATAGCTGCATGTTATCACAAAGATAAAACTATGCTGTCCTATATCACTAATCCCGCGGCGGATATGCACGGTGATATGGCCAAGCAAATATTTGGTATATCTGATTTCAATAAGAAACAGGTCGATCATGCGTATTTACGGTCAGCTGCAAAAAATAGTTTCGTATTCCCGCAGTTTTACGGTGATTATTATAAAAATAATGCAAATGACTTATGTTCCCACTGGGTGCATTTACCGCAGTCTAAATGGAATAAAAACGTTGGGTATATGATGACTAATGGTAAAACTTTGGGTGAGCATCTACTTAATATCGGTATTAAATCGTACCAACAATTCGAAAACCATTTAAAAGATATTGAAGCCGATTTTTGGACTAATCGTTTCCCTGAATATAAGAAATGGAAGGATACCGCGTGGGCGCAGTATTTAAAGAAAGGATTCGTTACCTATTATACCGGTTTCGTGGTTCAAGGAGTCATGAATAAAAAAGAAGTCATAAATTATCCAATACAAGGTTCTGCGTTTCATGTACTTTTGTGGTTATTTATCGAAATTGATTTACTTTTACAGAACTATGATACCCTTTTAGTAGGGCAAATACATGACGCGGTTATTCTCGATATTAACCCTCCTGAGTTATTAGAACTACATAAAAAAGTTATCGAATTAGTAACGATTGCATTACCTAAAAGATTTCCATGGATAATAGTCCCACTTGAAATTGAAGCCGAGTTATGCCCGGTTGATGCCAGTTGGGCTGATAAAAGCGAATGGCATCCGAGTTAATTTTAAAGACTTTTTTAACTATTTTTTTAAATCAAATTTTATTCATATCTTTGCAAAAAATAATTTTATGGGACTTTATCAAACGCACAGACCTACCCAACTTACTGATGTAAAAGGGAATGGTCAAGTTATTAGCTCCTTAACTAATTTATTAGCTAAGAAAAATAAACCGCAAGTATATTTGTTGCATGGACCGACAGGTTGCGGCAAAACTACTATTGGACGTATCATTTTTAGCGAGTTAGGAGTTACCGGTCGGGATTTGGTCGAAATCAATTCTGCTAATTTTCGTGGTATTGATACTGCACGCGAAATCATACAAAACGCAGGTTATAAGCCTATGGAGAGTGCAGCAAGGGGTTATTTAATCGACGAAGCTCACCGATTGACCAAAGATGCTCAAAACGCACTACTTAAATTTCTGGAGGATACTCCAAAAGATATTTACATTGTAATGTGCACCACTGACCCGGGCGACTTAATACCTACTTTTAGAAATCGTTGTATTGACCTTCAAGTAAATTTATTAAATGAACGCGAAATGCGGAGTTTATTGGTACCTATCGTTAAGAGTGAGGGTAAAACTATTGAAAAGGAGGTCATAACGCAAATAATTGAATCGGCGGCGGGACATCCTCGGAAAGCCATTCAAATACTTGAAACCGTATTGGAGACTTCTCCTGAACTTCAGTTGCAAGCAGCTAAAAAAATAGCTGAAGAAAAAACAGAGGCTATTAATTTAGCCCGCATATTATCAAATCCGAAAAGTAGATGGAGTGATGTCGCACCGATTTTGCGAACATTAAAAGCTGCGGATGCTGAAACCATTCGTAGAGTAGTACTCGGATATGCACAAGCTATTTTATTGAACGGGGATAATTTGCGCGCTGCACAGATAATGGAGGAGTTTCTGGAACCAACTTATAATAGTGGATTTCCACAAATAACTTTCGCTTGTTATTCAATCATAAAAACCTAAAAATTTATGCAAAAAGAAGAGGATTTTGTTAAATTATTCGTAGCGAATCACTTAATTTTTAAGGGATTCCGTAAAGTATTTGATGACGAAAACGAAGCTCAGTACTCATTCGTAGAGTTACCAAATATTCGTGTTCATGTGCATTTAAAAGGATTTCATTTAGGTAGTTATTATATAACCGGTACCTATATGAACAAAAAACGCAACTCGAATTTTGCGGTGCACTCTTGCAAGTATCACATAACCGGGGAACCTGAGTTAATTCAGAAAATTAGTAAACGATTTATTTCGATTATTAAAGTGGTCAAAATTTTTGATAACTTAAACCTATTACGATTATGGACTTAGATTACAAAACCGACGTTGAAATTGACGAAACCGCGTTGGATATTGAATGGTTAAACCAACCAAAATTAGCTATGAAATATGGCGTGTATTTGGTTAAATGTAAAGACCGGTTACTTCGTGCGGAAGAGTCCTTAAAATTGATAAAAGCGCAATTAAATACACAAGCGAACGAAGACCCAGACCAGTACTTAGGTCAAGGAGTAAAACCAACCGGTCCCAATGTTGAAGCTTTTATACGTTCGAGTAAAAAGCATATTGCTGCAAAAAATGAATTTATGGACGCGAGTAATGAAGTTAATATAGCTGATATTGCATACCAACAAATTAGCAGGGTGCGTAAAGAAGCTTTGGAGAATCTTGTGAAATTGCATTCTGCACATTATTTTGCAGGTCCTTCAGTTCCGCGAGAACTTAGTTACGAAGTAGCTCAAAAACAAATTCAACAACGCAGTGATACCCAAGTATTACGCAGACTAAAACGACAATAAACTTAATTTTTAATTTCTATTATTATGGCCAAGAAAAAAGAGTCCAAATTCAAAGGACGCGTAGCCGACGATGCACAAAAACAAAAACAGTCGGGCAGTTCATACGGTTATTTGCAACTACCGAAAAATATTAAGGTGTATTCACCGACGCCCGGTCAAAGGGAATCGTTCGACATTATTCCTTATACGGTAATCGAAAAACAACATCCGGACAAGATTGAAAAAGGTGAAGAATGGTACAAACGCCCTTTCAAAACGCACCGTGGTATCGGAGCTGATAACGATGCTGTAGTATGTCTTCAATCATTTGGTGAAAAATGCCCGATTTGTGACTACCGCAAAAAACGGGCATCGGAAGGAGCTGACAAAGACGAACTAAAACAATTCAACGCTACAAACAGAAACCTGTATTATTTGATACCAAAAGGTATTAAAAAATTGGAGGAGGTTCCTCATATTTTTGATTTTAGTCAATTCCTTTTCCAAGACCAGTTGAATGACGAAATTTTAGAAAACGAAGACTATCAGGTTTTCCCCGATACTGAGGAAGGTCTGACCTTAAAAGTACGCTGGAGTGAGGAGGTTTTCGCAGGCAATAAATATGCCAAAGTGGGTCGAATTGATTTCGTTGAGCGTAAAGATAATTACGAGGCGGGTGAATTTAGTGAACTTCCTGACTTAGCTTCTTTATTGACTCGATTGTCATACGACGAACTTAATGCTAAATTCCTTGAAATCGACCACGAAGACGAGGAGGAGGACGAAAAACCAACTCGAAACAAGAAATCTACCAAACCAATTTCGAAAGTTGAAGAGGATGACGAGGAAGAGGAAGAGGACGAAAAACCAACTCGAAACAAGAAACCTGCCCCTGCCCCTGCAAAATCTAAAAAATCGGCACCTGTTGAAGAAGACGAAGACGAGGAGGAGGATGAAGAGGAAGAAGAAGCTCCGAAAAAATCGACAAAACCTGCACCGAAAAAAGGTGGTAAAGCTCCTGTACCGGTTGTAAAAATAACTTGGGACGATTTGGTCGAAATGGATTTGTCGGAACTTATTGAAGTTGCAGAAAGTGAAGGACTTGATGTCGACGATTATATTGACGAAGACGAAGACGAAGAAGTTAATTGCTCGAAATTGCGGTCAATCATTGCTAATACTTTAGGTATTGAAGTTCCGCAGAAAAAAGTAGCTAAACGAACCGCCAAAAAAGAAGAAGCTCCCGCACCTGCACCGGTGAAATCGAAAAAACCAACCGGTAAAGATACTCCAAAAAAAGAACTTCCGGTATGTCCTGAAGGCTATGACATTTACGATGACTTTGACCTTTACGACGAGTGTGAGGGCTGTAAATTAAAGAAAATTTGTGAAAAAGGATTACCTTTTTAAATCTTAAAAATTATGTCAATATTCGGAAAAACCTTTAATAAAAAGGATTCAAATACTAAATTTGTAGGGGCACATGTGCCCCTACTTTTAAACGCATATATTAATTTGTATGCTATCGGGACAGAGACTTCGAAATCAGCTTTATTGCTTCAATTATTTACTAAATGGTTTGAAGAAAGTCAACAGGAAAGTTCCCCCTTCACCATTAATTTATTGGTTGATAATATCGTGCAAAAAGGTATTACCGCGTACAAGACTTTGAAAACCAAAGGAAATTTCAGTAGTGTAAAATTTTATACCGAGTTGCAGCAAGAACTAACGGTAAAAGGAATTGATTCGGAGAGTATAAAACTTATTATTATGCGTATAAAAAATGATACGAAATAAATTAGCCAAAGCTATTACAGAACATTCAAAAGGAGTACCCGAGGAGTCATTTACCGGTAATACGGAGTTTATGATTTCTACGGGTTCAACTTTGTTAGACTTAGCGATTTCAGGAACCCGAAAACGCGGTGGAGGTATTCCCGGTGGTATATTACTCGAAGCTTTTGGACCTCCCGGTACCGGTAAAACGGTACTTTTGTGCGAAATTGGGGGAGCTGTGCAGCGGTCGGGTGGTGAGGTCATGTTCAATGACCCGGAAGCTCGGTTAAATACGACTTTTGCAAAGCTGTTTGACTTAGATACCAATGTGATTAAAATTAACCAACCTGACACGGTTACTCAAGTTATTGATGGAATACGGGAATGGTCACCAAAAAGCTCTGATAAAATCAATGTGGTTTTAACTGACAGTTTGGCTGCCCTATCTACTGACTTAGAACTTGAGAATAAAGATGGTGACAAGATGGGTATGAGGCGAGCAAAAGAGTTGTCGGAAGGTATGCGTAAAATTGCGCGTATTCTGAAACAAAATAATTACATAATGGCATGTTCAAATCAGATACGAGACAAAGCAAACGCCGCCGCATTTACTGAAACCTTCACCACTCCGGGTGGTAACGCTATCCCTTTTTATGCTTCGGTTCGTTTGCGGTTTCATAAATCAGAAAAATTAAGGAAGAAAAAGAAAATTGGGAATAAAGAAGTTAGTCAAGTTATTGGTACTGTTGGTCGAGTGGAGGTATATAAAAACTCAGTCGACAAACCATTTCGCACTGCTGACATATACATCATGTTCAATTATGGTATTGACGATATACGGGCGAATTTAGAATACTTAAAAGAAATTAAGGGAGCTACCGAATACATACTAAAAGACACCAGATTAGGCAAAACTATTGACAAAGCGATTGAGTTCGTTGAGGAACATAATTTGGAACGATTATTAAAACGCACCGTTATATTAACTTGGGAGGAGGTTCAAAAATCATTTGAAACTACCCGAAAAATAAAAAAACGATAATGGAACGAACCAAATCAAATACCAATAAATGCGTACTGAGCTTTGACCCGAGTCTGACAGCTTTTGGTTGGGCGGTTATTTGCAATAATCAACCAATTGATTTCGGTTGCATCAAAACAGAACCGAGTGGTAAAATGTTGCGAATACGTAAAGGGGATGACCGAGTGCGCCGCATATCAGAAATTAGTCAGCGAATAAAAGAAGTGATACAAAAATACAAAATAGTATTAATAGTATCGGAGCAACCACATGGTTCTCAAAGTGCGGTTGCTGCAACTTCATTAGGATTGGTAACCGGTGCGGTACAGGCCATTTCTGATTTCACTAATATACCGATTGAATGGTTCAACGAAGCCGATTGTAAAAAAAATTTATTGCATAAAGCGGCTGCGTCGAAAAAAGAAACTATTAATGCTATCAATGCACTATACACGGTTAAATGGACCGGTGTAGGGTATAAAGACGAGGCTATTGCTGACTCGATAGCGGTATACCATGTAGCTCGTAAGAAATCACCAATAGTTCAATACCTATGCTTGTAAAATTAATTATCAACAATTTTCAATCACATAGACATACAGAAATTGATTTCAGTAAAGGAGTCAATGTTATTGTAGGTCAAAGTGATTCTGGTAAAAGTGCTATTTTTCGTGCGTTAAATTGGGTTATACATAATAGACCTACCGGGGATGCCTTTCGAAGTATTTGGGGCGGTGAAACCTTTGTCACTCTAATTTTAGACAACCATACAGTGACTCGGTTGAAATCTGATAGCAAAAATATGTATATCGTAGATTCACAAGAATTTACCGCGTTCGGAACCTCTGTTCCTGAGGAAGTAATTAAAGCTTTAAATATTGGTAGTATTAATACTCAGTTTCAGTTGGACCGCCCGTACCTGATTAGTGAAACGCCCGGTGCAGTTGCAACGCATTTCAATAGTATTGCTAATTTCGAACAGATTGACAAATCCATGGTTTTCGTTGATAAAAATATACGAGCTTTCAATAGTAAAGTAAAGGAAATCAACGAAACCATTGAAAATAAAAAAGAAGAACTAAATACCTATCGAAATTTAGACCAGGCCGCAGAATTATATACACGAGCAATCAATACCGAACAAAATTTTCAGAATACAAAAAATACTATACTGCAAATTAATAAAATTTTCGACCAGTTTGAGACCATTAACTCAAAAATAGCGAAATTAAGTAAATTCCAGTTGTTAGATAAACCGGTTACTGAAACCTTAGCATTTTACCGAGAACTTAAAAATAAATCAGGACAACTGCTAAAACTACGTAAATTGGTAGATAATTTCAATAATATTGAATCCCTATTGATAAAAGCTGCAAAAATAACAGAATACCAGACCAAAGTTTCTGATGGATTAAGTCAACTCGTACTTATAAATGAAACCAAAATTAAAATTAAACGCATCAAAAAAACAATTAATGCATACCATCATTTATCAGAAGTGGTGACCGGTTTGAAAAAAGAACGCGACAAATCAGAACAATTATTTCACGATAACTTCCCTAATACTTGTCCATTATGCGGAAAATAAAACCAGATGCTATTTTAGTTGGTGATGTTCATTTTAGTGAATCCCAACCTACTGCTCGAACTGATAATTTTTACCAAGTACAGTTCGAAAAATTGGACTTTATATCTGATGTACAAAAGAAGTATAATTGTCCGGTTTTACAAGCCGGTGACCTATTCAATTATTGGAAAGCTTCACCTATGCTTTTGTCAGATATAATGGACCGGTTACCTTCTTCATTTTACGCTATTTTCGGGAACCATGACCTACCACAACACCAATATGATTTAAGGCATAAGTGCGGACTCTTTACTCTACAAAAAGCTAATAAAGTACATATCTTACCGGGATGCCATTGGGAACAAACTCCTTCTTCGGCAAGCTTTACAATAACTACCGAGTCGGGTATTATTCGCAATATATTGGTATGGCATGTTATGACTTATCATAAAAAAGAAGGTGATTGGCAAGGGGGTATGGCAGCTCGAAATATTTTACGACAATATCCCGATTTCGATTTAATTTTAACCGGGCATAACCACAAAACCTTTGAAGCTTCATTAAATGGTAGAATTTTGGTCAATCCCGGTGCATTATTAAGAACCGACGCAGACCAAATAAATCACCAACCGGTAGTATATTTGTATTACGCTGAGTCAAATACCATTGAACCGATTGAAATACCAATAAATAAAGATGCTATTACGCGGGAGCATTTGGTTCTGAAACAAGAACGAGACTCGAGGATTTTAAAATTTGTCGAAAATTTAAACACCGACTGGGCTGCTGCACTATCATTTGAACAGAATTTACAATTGTTTTTTATAGAAAATAAGACTAAACCAAGTGTTCAAAAAATCATACATTTATCTATTGAATAACTAATATATTACGTACTATGAAACGAACAAAAACTCATTTAATTGCCTATAAGGATACCCCTATACGATTACTTTTAGTTAAGCATGTACTTAAGTATTATCCTTATTTTCGTAAAGGTATTGAACATGCAACCATAAATTTTTTACTAAGTCACGTAGATTCTCCGAAACTTAGGGATAAATTTAGAAAAGCTATACGACTTGAAAAAACCAATTATTTAAAAAACCTGACAAATGAACGAAAACGAACTACTCCAATTAAAACAAAAAATTGACAAGGCCGTTACGCAAATAAGTGAATTAACCGGCGAACAAAAAGCTCTTTTACGAGAATTAAAGGACCTCGGATTCAATTCGATTGAAGAAGCTGAGGACGGTATACTTCAACTTGAAGAAGAAGTGCAGAAATTAGAAACCCGTTTGGACAAACAAATCACTAATATTAAAAAGCTACTCGAATGAAAACAGAAGAAATCGGGAGTCTACTTAATAAATTGATTGGAGCACGGGACTATTTAGTAAATGAAATAAATAGTAAAGTACTTGAGCTGAAAACGGTGAAAAATGAAGCTATTTTGTGGGAGGAAGCAAAAGAAATATTGAAAGTGGTTTCCTTGAAAACGCAACAACAACTACAACTTCAAATTTCTGACATCACCACTTTGGCAATGGAGGCTGTATTCCCTGACCCTTATACAATCAATATTGACTTTATTGAACGCAGAGGCAAGACCGAATGTGATATTTTTTTCGTGCGAAATAATAGTAAAATTGACCCTTTAGATGCAAGTGGTTATGGTGCGGTCGATATTGCGGCGTTTGCTTTGCGTATAGCTTCGTGGGTATTGGATGGTAAAAGTCGAAATATAATAATACTCGACGAACCGATGCGTTTTTTATCCGATGACTTGCGACCACAGGCATCACGCATGTTAAAAGAATTAAGTAGTAAGTTGAACCTACAACTTGTTATGATTACCCATGACCAACAATTTACGGCCGATGCTGACCAAATTATTCAGGTGCACAAGCATAAAAAGTTTTCTAAAATCAAAATACATTCAAATTTGAATAATTATGGAACCATGTAAAGTTATTATTGTGGGTGCAGAACCGAAAGGTTTTATTAGTTTCGGAAAGATTGGTCCTATGCAGGTTCTGTTTATTGAACCGCGTCCCGAAATTGATACACTCCAATACGTAATAGAATGCCAAAAAGAAACGTTGAACTCACATGAGCTATTTATGCAAGTTATAAAAGCAGGGGAGGACCTACATGAGGAGTTTATTAACCCCAAAATAATACCAAGGACCTTTACTATTACAGCAACTAATCATATGGAGTACCCGAAAACAGGACGGGAAAATAGACGGGAACTCAGAAAAAAAGACAGAAAACGCAAAAATAAATAAATTTTTAATCTTAATTTTATAGTATTATGAAAGTAAAAGTAAAAACAGGAGTATTAGTTAACTCTATTCCTTCGTTCAACAAATTAATGAACGCAGACGTACGGGCTTCGGTTTCGTTGCAAATACG